TGGCCGACAGGCTCCGCTCGTCAACCTCGTTGGACACCCTCAGCGTAATCTGTTCCAGCGTCTCCCCCTGTAGGATGCCCTGCGTCACCGCGCTTTGAATCATCCGGTTGTACCACCGCTCATCCCGGCTCTTGTCCACCTTCGCCGGCGGCAGCATCTGAGGGTCGTCCCGGATCAGCCGGTTGACGGCGTTCTGATCGTACAGCCCGAAGCCCAAATCCGTCCCGGCCTCATGCTCCAGCTCATATTCCAGGTAGTTGGCCCCCTCCTCGAACACCCGGTATTTGCCGTCGTTGACGATTTGAACGGCCTGCGCGTCGGCCTCGGCCATCAATCGGGCCATCTGCTCCCGTTTCTGTTTCCACGCCTGTTCCTGGAATAGCTGTCCCTGCATCCATGCGTCAAAATCCGCCTGGGTGATCTCCCCCCGCTCCACCATCTCCCGGTATTTCTGCACCCTCCGGGCGTGGCCCCGGGCGAAGTCCTCGGCCTTTTGCTTCAGGTCCTCGGACGCCTCGGCGTATACCTCCCGCAGCCGCCGCATGGTCCGCGACAATTCGGTTTCGATGATCTTCTCTGTCTGGTCCGGTTTGATCGGCTGAACGCCGCCCCGCTCCAGCGCCTCCCGCTTGCGCCGAAGCTCCTCCAGCCTGGCCTCCAGCACCCGGCGCTGTGCCTCGGTGTAGTGTGATTTGTCTGTGTCCAGCGGCACAGACTCGCCGCTCCACGTCACGCGCGCCACGGTTTAGCCCTCGCTCTCCCCGGTCTCGCTCTCCCCGGTCTCGCCGTCTCCGCCGTCGTCGTCGCCGCCACGGTTGAGCCTGGCGTCGTCCTCCTTGTCCAGCCTTCGCAGTATGGCGTTTTTCATGTCCACGGTGATGTTCGGCAACAGATCGAGTATCGTCTCGATGTCCAGGTAGGTGGCCTCCAGCGCCACCGCCTCGATCTGCTCCTTCAGGTTGCTGATTCGGTTGCGCTTGAACTGCGGCGTGTCCTCGATGTCCATCAGCCGGAGAAGCTGCTGCACGGCCTCGATGATCTGATACTCGAAGTCGTCGGCCTCCTCGTCCAGCGGCTGGTACGCGGCGTCGATGTGGTCGTTGGTGGCGCCGGCGGCCACGGTGTGCACGTCCAGCCCGCCGAATCCCTCGTAGATGGCCGCGCGGGTGTGCGTAAGGAACGCCTGCCGCCCCGTCACCGGCACGTCCTGGGTGTAGGGCGTCAGGGCGCTGCGGGCGTCGCCGCTGAAACTGGTAGTGTCCACCCTGGCAATGTGATTGAACCGTATGTCGTCCAAAAACGCCTGCAAGTCCGCGTCGGTCATGCCGCCGCAATTTTGGATGATCCAGTAGATTTGGGCGCAGTCGTTCAGGTCGTTGGCGAAGCCCGACTGGATCAGGTCGTAGCTGTCGATCTGCTCCCGCATGCCCACCAGCGTGGACTGCCTGAGCCGTGACCCCCACATGGGGATGATCGGCAGCACGCCGTAGTTGTCATACCCCACCACCGTCGCGCCGTCCGCCGGCGTCTGGGTGTAGCGGGTCACGTAGGGTTTGAGCGCCTCGGCCTCCACCAAATCCATGCCGGTGGTGCCCGGCCTGGACTTGTACACGGTCACCCCCGCCTCGGTGTACAGCTCCACGGTGATGGGCTTGTTGTCCGCCAATCGCCAGAACCGCACCCCGGCCCGCAGCGCGCCGGTGTCCTCGTCCCATATGGGCACAAATTCCGTCACCGGGAACACGTACAGCCGGTTCAGGTTCCAGAAGCCAAAGGCCACGCCGTGGATCAGCGCCTTGTACGCCCAGTTGTACAAATCCGTGTCAAACCGCTGCCCCAGCAGCAGCTTCACCACGTCGATCTGCACCAGCATGCCGTTTTCGTTGACGGCCTGCTCCTTGTGGGTGAATGACACGCCGTTGCCCAGGCTGTACGCGCAGCGCTGGGTGTTCAGCCGGTGGAAGAAGTTTGACGCGATCCTGTTGTTGGCCGCGGTGATGTCCACGATGGGGTTGCGGGTCCTGTCCCGGATCATTCGCACGTAGTTGTTGATGGTCACGTTGCGCCGCCGGTCGTACAGGTCGGCGTCAACCGCCACCCGGTACAGCTCACTGCCCCGGTGCTCCCCGATGGCCCGCGAAATGAACTCGGCCACGTTGGTCGCGGCCTCAAAATCCTGATAGGTCAGCATCTCTCAACCCTCCCCGGCCACGGCCTCGGCCCCGTCCTCCGGTTCCAAAGCCCCGCCGCCCGCCTCTCCTTCCTGGCCGTGATCCGCGCGCAGCACTTCACGCACGTGACGCTCACGCCCCTGTAGCTGTCGCCATACGGTTTTTCGAAATCAATCAGCGCCTTGCCGCCGCAAAAAGGGCATGGCTTCAGGTACATGTCATCGCCCCCGCCTGTCGTAGTACCGGCACACGCACGCGGCGCTGTCCGGCGCGTCGTCGTGGGCCGCGTCTTCGGTATAGTCCATGATCTGCGCGATGTAGTCGGCGTCGGTGCCCTGAAGCCATACGATATGGCTCCACCATTTGCGCAGATAGCTCGAAATCTTGATGTGCTTGTTCTCCCGCTCGGTGTAGGCCCCGGCCCGCGCCCCGCGGCGCTGAATCTCCCGGGCCAAATAGCCCTTGTCGGCGTTGGCCTCGCAGTGCACCGGCGCGCACATCAGCCGCGCGCAATCCGAAAGGGCCGCGTCCAGCACCGTGTCCACGTGGCTGTGCCACATCCTGCCGTACAGGTACAGCGTGTCCCCGTCCCGCCTCCCGCAGGTCATGGCGGTGTAGTCCTCGCCGCCGTATGCCGCGTCGATGTGGGCCACCCCGTCCCGCAGCAGCGCCGGATCGTCGGTGTACCTCGGCGGCTGGGTGAACAGCGCGTTCTCAGCGGCAATGTGCCGCAGTTCGTAGTTGGCCGCGAACAGCGACGGCGGCATGGACAGCCGAAGCCCCTCCACGTCGTCCCTGCTCATCAGCCCGGTGGTATAGCAGTCGAACCGCCGGGGCGCCGGCATCACCGCGAAGGCGTCCTCCTTGTGCCAGGGCGTGCCGGTGTTGAATATCCGCCCGCCCCGGTTGACTACGTTTCGCAATTCGTGGTAGAACGCCCGCACCCGCTCCCGCTCCGCCCGGCTCTTGCGGTCCTGCAAGTTCACGATGTCGTCGGTGAATATCCGGTCGGCGTGCTTGCCGGTGATGCTGGACTGGGTTCCGATGCCGATCAACTGCGCCGCCCCGGACAGTCCCCGGTAGCCGGAGGCCGTCACCTCGGTGGATGTGTGCACCGGCATTTGTAGCTCCGCGCCGGTCAGCGCTTTATACAGCCCCTTCGCCGCCGGGTGCCGCAGGTTTTTCTCCACCTGCCGGATGACCTCTTTCACGTCGTCGTCGGTCTTGCGGATGAACATGCAGTTCTCCCAGCCCCGCAGCATCAACTGGACGGTCAGCGCCACGCCCACCGCCGTGGTCTTGTAGCTGCCCCGATGGGCCTGTAGGGTCCGGTCGCCCTTGCCGAACAGCATGTCCCTGATCCACTCGTTATGGAGCCCCGTCAGCCGGGTGTACCCCAGCATCTGCCCGAATTTCGCCGGGTGTTCCGCCAGGAACCGGTACGCCGTCGCCTGCTCCGCGTTCATCCGCCGCCGCCTCCGCCTTGTCCATCATCCGCCGCACCTCGTCCATCACGGCGCTGTCCTCCCGGCTCACGCTCACGTCCAGCTTCGCGCCGTTCTTGGCCATGGCCTCCACCCGCTTCAGGTCGATCTGCTCCGCCATCGTCGGGTTGTGGCTGTAGCTCATCAACAGCCGCAGCGCGTTGTCGTCGTCCTCCAATGCCCGCTCCGCCAGCCGCATGGCGATCCGCTCCGCCACAGAGGGCGGGCCCTCGGCCTCGGCGTCATAGCCCATGTCTTCCCACTCTCGAATCAGCTTCTTCTTGGCCTTGGGTCTGAGGCTCAGTATCATGCTGGCGTACTCCCTGAATGCCTTTTTCCGCCGCCGCGTCTCCCCGGATTTTTTCCCGCCCTTGGATCGCAGCGCCTTCGCCTCTTCCGGCGCGAGGTCGCCAAAACGCTTCAGGTTCTGCTCGTTGGCCACGCCCCGCGCCCCCTCTCTCTATTGGCTCTCTGTTTGGCAAAGGGGTCGGAATCGGCCCCTTTCAACAATCCGCGCGCGCCTGCGCCTGCGCCCGCGCACAGTATGTATAAGCGAACAGCGCCCGAACATATTTTCGGACGCTTCCCACAGTTTACACAATATCACACACCGGCATGGACATTCAAGGACATTTTATCATTTTCAACGCCTTAACGTGCAGCCGGGTCACCGTGCGCACGTCGTAGCGCATGATCTCGGCGATCTCCGTCCAGGTCATGTAGCACAGATACCGGTACTTCAGCAGCACCCGCAGCCGGACGCACTGCACGCCGTCGATGGCGGCGGCGATCTCCGCCTCCACCCGGTATAGCTCCGCGATCTCCCGGCACAGCGCGGCCTCGGCGTCGCACAGGGCGTCAACGGCCTCCGTCCACGCCCTGGCCCGGCCCCCGCCGGGCACGGCCTTCGGGGCGGAGCTCTTCACCCGCCCCGCCCGCGCCCTCAGCGCCTGAAGTTTGCCCTCCGCCGCCCTGATCCGCGCCTCGATCATCCATCCCCGCAGCAGCCATTCCTTGGTCGTCACCCGGCCATCCCTCCCCCGTCGTCAATACATGTCCTGCCTGCCTTCATCGAGCCTGCGCACAATATCCCTTTCCCTTTCGCTCAATTCCCACGTTATCTCCGCCGCGCGGTCCGCCGCCGCGCGGTCCGCCAGCAAAAACGCGCCGCCAAAAATGCCCCTGTCTTTGTTTGTGCTTTTCATTGCGTCCAGTTTTCGAATAAACGTGCAGGCCGATTTGTCAAGGCGATATTCAATCCCCAGCCGGCTATATTGATAGGCCGCCGCGGCGGTCAGCACATGAGGCGGAAAGATGTATTTTGGGTGTTGTTTGTGCCTGTCCCTGACATTCTTCTCGTTTTCTCTTTTTATCGCCTCATACAGCGATGGCGCGGACCGCACCTGCCACCGGTCCAGGTTTGTCGCAAAGCTGGTGTTGACCTGCGCGCCGTTTTCGTATGTGACTTTTACGCCGCACGGAATGTACGTCACCCCTGTGTTCGCCGCCGAGAAAAGCGTCAGCGTCGGTGCAAACAGGAAAAAGTCTATATCCCGCCGATTGTAATACCGGCATATTCGCGCATAAATCGAAAATGGCGGATTGTCCACCACGACACAGCCCTCCGGGTAGTCATAGCTTTCAAAGTCGCCGCCGGGCCAGAACGGCCTGACAAAGCGCGATCTGTCCACGCCGTATTCCGCCGCCACCCAGTCCGCCACGGCATTGTATACGTTTTCCGGCGTGTAACAGTCGTCCGTGGTCTTCTTGGGCTTGAATTTTGCCGTGAACGCATCGTATTCCGGGTTGTCGTCGAAAATCGACACTTGCTCCGCCATCTCAGTCCCTCCTGCGCATCCGCGCATAGATATAAGCCCCCGCCACAAAATCCGAATAGGTCACCCGGTCCTCCACCAGCCGGTAGCCCGGGTATAATTTCTCAAAGATTTCCCGCGCTGCCGCCCTCACGTCCGCCGCGATTTTCGCCGCCCGCCTCCG